GAAAGCCGGGAAGAAAAAACCCCATTTAAAACGATTCAAAAATTAGGCGCATCACTTAAGCGATTTTCTGAATTGTCGCCAGCCTTGGATGGATTTACACAAGCCATTAATGACTTTTTCGAATCGGACGAAACCGAGGGAAAGTAGAACCCGAGGGCGAAGGCGCGCCGCTTACTTGGAAAATGGTCGAGCGCATCAGTTACGGCGAATTGAATTTGTCGGAGCGTGAGTTTTTGAAATCAACGCCCCGATTCTGGAAACGCAAACTTGAAGGGCTCAGAAGCGCACAGAGACAAGAATATAGGAATCAATGGACTATTGCGCGTTGGACGGTCGCGGCAGCCATGACGCCGCACTTAAGATCTCCAATAAGCCCTACAAAATTATTGCGGTTTCCCTGGGAGCGGTCAGAACACGACGATATTGTTGCGACCGTTTCCAAACATAAAGATATATTTGCGAAGCTCACCCCACCCGCAAAAGCATGAAAGCAATAATCGCAGCCTATAACATCCTTTCCAATAATTCGGCGTTAACGGCTGTTGTGGGATCAAGAATAAACCCGTTACGATTACCCCAGGGGTCATCGTTTCCCGCCATTACACTGCATGTAATTAGCAACGTGCCCCACATGAGTAAATCGGGGCCAAGCAAAACGGATTTCGCACGCGTTCAGGTTGACGTATTCGGCACGACATACCAATCCGCGTACAGGGTGGCCGAATTGGTGCGATCAGCAATGGAGGTTCCAACGCCTGGTATATTTAATGGAGTTACGGTTCAAGTAATTGAATATGACGGCGAAATCGAAATGACCGAGGACCAGGCAGCATTTGCCGGGGTTTATCACGTTTCACAGGATTACATAATTAATTACAATAGAATCGAAAGCGCAACCGGTGACAATTTCATGTTGCTAGAAAGCGGAGATTTCATGTTGTTGGAAAGTGGTAGTAGAATAATTTTATAATTATGGCCAAAAGTCAATCGTTAAACATAGTAATCGGGGCCGACATCAGCAACCTGAAAAAGGGGTTTGATGCGGCGGTGGTAGCCGTTCAGAAGTCGGGCAAAATGCTCACAGAGGACGCAGGAAAAAGCGTTGCTAGCATTCAGGCACAGTTTGACAAATTGGCCACGGGCAAATTGACGGGTCGAACCGTTCAGCAGCTTACAAATTTAGCAATGGAAGTTCGCGCCCTAGGTCCAGAGTTTGCAACTACGGCCAACTCAATGATCAAAGAGGCGGGTAAAATAAAGGACAGCATCGGCGACACACGCGCCGAGGTTTCGTATTTTGCAAGCGATACGCGCCGACTGGATGCAGTTTTGGGCGGTATTCAAGGAGTTGCCGGGGCATTTGGAGCAGTTGAAGGGGCAGCGGCTGCACTAGGTATTCAAAACGAGGACCTGCAGCAAACCATGGTGAAATTGCAGGGAATTATGGCTCTAGTAAACGGGTTGCAGGCAGTACAAAACGCATTGCAATCCGAAAGCGCAGTAATGATTGGAATACAAACGGCAGCGACCAAGGTTCAGACGTTTGTGATGGGACAGGCTACGTTGGCGGCTCGGGCATACTCGGCCGCGTTGTTAGCAACAGGCGCGGGTGCCGTATTGGTCGCGATTGGCTTGGCGGTTACGTTATTCAAAAACATGTCGAGCGAAATCGACAAAGCAAAAGCCCGCCTCGAGTCGTTTCAAAAAGCGCAGGAACGATCGCTCACACTTGGACAGCGACAAATAAAAGAAGAAGAACGCCGCGCGCAGTTGGCGATAAGTCAAGCCCAGGCACAAGGCAAAAGTGAGGCCGAAATATTTAAGATAAAACAGGATAGTTTGGACCGCCAAAAGGCCATGTACACAAAGTACGGCAAAGAGGCGATGGATGAACTACACAAACAACGCCGCGTGGAGTTGTATTTGGCAACGGGCAACGCTTCAAAAATTGCCGAAATACGTATAAAATACGAGCAACTCGAAAACGATTTGCGCTACTCAATCAATAATGAGTACAAGGACAAAGTGGTTGCGCTCGAGGTTGAGAAAAACGGCGAAATTGCAAATCAGAGACAGGCGGATTTTAAGGATTTTCAAGTTAAACAAGCCGAAAAATTAAAGGCAGCCCAAAAAGCCGCCAACGATTTGAAGGCCACCGAAATCGCATCATCAGCAAGCGGAACGAGGCAAGGTATCAAGGCAGTCGAGCCAGCGCCGGTTAAAATACCCGACCCCAAGCCAATCGAGCACGCGTATACGCAAATTGATTACGCAGCGCAAAGGGCGGCAGCAAATCAAGAAGCATACGAGGAACGTTTTGCCAAATCGGCCGAGGGGATTAACGCGGCATTTAATAGTTTGACGGCCCAGGGGCTAGAGGCGTTTGGTGAGTTAATTGGCGGCGTTTTAACGGGCCAAATTGATAGTTTTCAAACGTTTGGTAAAAAATTACTAGGCGCCGTGGCGGCCTTTATGAAATCGTTCGGTCAAGCATTGATAGCAACCGCAACGGCATCGAAGGCGTTCAAAGAGTTGTTAATTAAACAACCGGTTGCGGCCATCGCAGCGGGTGTCGCATTGGTGGCAGGTTCGGCCGTAATCACCGGCATGTTAAACAAAGGCCCCAACGTCACCGCATTCGCCGACGGTGGTATCGTATCTGGCCCAACGCTCGGTTTGATGGGAGAATACCCAGGGGCATCAACCAACCCCGAGGTTATCGCGCCATTGGACAAATTGAAAGCATTAATGAAACCAAGCGATTCAGGGTCGGGTTACATCGCATCAACCATGGTGAGCGGGCGAGATTTGGCAATTGTTTTGAATCGATATAATAAAGATAACCAACGTGGCTAGGAAATATTTTGGTTCGTTTTATTCGGTGACGGGCAAGCTGCACCGCGTAGAGATTTGGGACGCCCCGAGCGGTTCGAGCTCAGGCGGTACAGAATTAACGCTGTCGGGCGTTGGCTACGAAATCGAGCGAGACGGAGAGGGCGACACGTTTTACGAAAACGCCATCCGTCCATCACGATCAACATCGTATTGGGTTATTCCGTCCGACACGATTTTGGGCGAGTTCAAACAGATTGCCACCAATGCTGAGCAGTACTGGGCGGTTTTGATTTACCAGGACAATCAATTGGTGCACGTTGGTAGGGCGTTGGCCGATCAGATGCAGTTTAAGCGGGAAGCCATCCAAGCCAAACCAACAATTGAACTTGCAGCGGTTGACGGTTTGGAACTACTCAGCGGATTCAACGTTGACGTGGATTGGTTCACCGACGGGAAAATAACGATTGCGCAGTTATTCCGTAGGTGTTTGGACACGCTCGGATTAAAGGATTATTGGGTTGTGGCGGGAACCAATACGGATTATTTCCGCGATGCCGTTGCAATGTATTCGAGCGATGCAAGCCGAAAAGGTATTGATTTGTTGAAGGTCGACATAAACACGTTTGTCGATGATTACGACCCATTCAAGGACATAAAATCGACCGACATCGCAACGTTCCAATATGGGTCAAACAACATGGTTACGTGCAAACAAGCCATTGAGCAGGTCTGTGATATTTTGCAGGCTCGATTTGTTCACGAACTCGGTAAATATTGGCTCGTTTCTGCAGCTGAATACCTCGACACCACGGTGGCCTATCGTCAATATTCCTACACGTTGCAATATATCGGAACGGGTACCTACACGCATACGGTCACACTCGGCAACGATGTACGCCCGCAATGGCAAGCCAAACCGACGCTGACCTATCAACCCGCCGCGAAATACGTGCAAATCGATACGGAGCGCACAATGAATGCGGGGGTGTTTAGGACGTTTGCAAATACGGCCTCAACGTCATTAATTGGAGAGTTCCCTAACATCCCGACGGGCTCAACGCCAGACGACGCACCGATGCGGATTCGGTTTGCCTTAAAATTTTCAAGAACCATTTTTAGTACAGCACCAGCAGGGCCAGAGGACGAAACACGCGTTAAAATAAAAATTTGGCTCACCGATTCGGCGGGAAATATTAAAATATTAGACAACTCAAATTTTTATTGGGTATCGCATACGGGGCCAATACCCGAATACATCGAGTCGATTAAAACGGATTTGCAAACAACGACGTGGACATCGTTTGTTTTTGATAAGCAAGTTACCACCGCGCCCGCAGGATTTGACACGCTGCACGTTGTTGCTTATCAGGTGTTAGCCCGCAAACAGTTGTTTAATATCACCGGAGGTTTGAAGGATGCGCAACCCGACACCGCTAAAAATTTCTGGGGCTCCATTCAAATCGCATTCGCCGACGCATCGCCATACCAAAACCCCGATTTCACATTCAACGTAACCGAGACGTACACACCCGACACAAACAGCGGGTTAAATTCCAAGCCGGTTATTCTGGAGCCGAAATTTTACGCCTCGACCAACAAATACGCAACGGGGAATATCCTAGCATTTAACGGAACAGCCGACGTAATCGCAGACGATTGGTATTCGGGCTACGATTCAACAACGCACGGATCACCGACGGAAATGTTGGGTAAATCCATTGCGGGGTTGTATCGCGATTTCGTGCCGGTCATCCAAGGAACGTGGATTGATGCGGGAACACTCACGGCCATCAAATCGCTGTATTTTGACGATTTTAAATGGTTGTTTAACGGCGCTGTTTATTCTGCACGTTCTGAGCAGTGGGACGGCGAGTGGCTTGGATTGGTTCCGATTTACACGGGGTTGACCTCGTCGGGCGAAGGGCTTAAAGTCGGCTCGGGTTTAAAGGACCGCGTCAATTATCACGAGAGCCAAATCGCGCGTCTAAACGATTCGGTGCAAAGAACGCCCGCTCTGGTATTAAACTACCTAATTAACGAGGCAGACGGCGCGCCATCAACGGCACCAACGCAAAACACCCGTTATGAGGTGATGGTGCAATATGACGAATCGGCTGAAACGATGGCTTGGCACTTGCAGGAACACAACAGCGCCGTCACGTACACAGCAGGAACCCACACCATAACGAACGGTTACGAGCTGATTTTGTGCGATACATCGGGCGGTGCAGTTACTATTGATTTGCCCGACCCGACATTGAGCAAGGGTAAAAAATACTACTTTAAGAAAACAGCCACATCGCATCAAGTGATTATAACGGGCGGAGGTTACGATATTGACGGCTCACCATCCAAAGTTATGACATCGCAGTTTGAGACGTGCACCGTAATATCGGACGGCGCGCAATGGTGGTTGATTTAATTTGTTGCATGCGTTTAGCCCCGTGTGGGTAAATTCGTTTTATGGCGGATCAAAAAATATCGCAATTAAGTAGTATAGGCGCCGTCGACAATGCGGCCGATTTATTCCCAATTGTCGACACGTCCGCAGCGGAGACAAAGAAAATCACACCATCAGCATTGAAAACTGCATTGGCGTTGAACAATGTAGACAATACAAGCGATTTGGGCAAGCCTGTTTCAACCGCCACACAAACGGCGCTTGACGGGAAACAGGACGCCCTAGGGTTTACAGCTGAGAACGTAGCGAATAAATCGACATCGGTCGTAACTGATCAAGCATCAAGCGTAAAATATCCAACTGTTAAGGCCCTGTATGATTGGGCGGTTGCTACCTTTCAAGCGGCGATAGGTTATACGCCAGCAAACAAAGCGGGCGAAACGTTCACGGGCCCAATTTCAGCAACTAATTTAAGCGGAACGAATACAGGCGACAACGCGGTAAATAGTTTGTATTCGGGTTTGGCGGCAAGTAAAGAGGACGTTGCGAATAAATCCACATCAGTTACCACGGATCAAGCCAGCAACACGAAATACCCATCAGTCAAATCGGTATATGATTGGGTAAGTGCTGCATTTCAGGCAACTTTGGTAAGTGGTACGAATATTAAGACCATCAACAGCACTTCGCTTTTGGGTAGTGGCGATATTACAATTTCAGCATCTCCAAGCGGTGTAAGTGGTGCAATTCAGTTCAGCAATGGAAGTGCGTTTGCAAGTGATGCGGCAAACTTGTTTTGGGATGATACCAATAATAGGTTCGGCGTTGGGACAAATGCCCCAAGTGCAACCGCTCATTTTAAAGGGAGTGGGACAACTTCAGCGACGACATCCCTTTTGTTGCAAAATAGTTCAGGAACATCTGCAGTTACAGTTAAGGATGATTTAAGTGTTTTCATAGGTTCAGCTAATACTGGAGGCGGTTCAAATGCATTAAATCAATTTCCACAAAGATTGTATCTTGCTGGAGGTCAATGGGGGCATTATTTAGGTAGTACTCAAGATGGGGGCGGTGATACATCTTTAGCATTATTTGGATTAGGCGTTTCAGGAGGTTATTCGGGGGGAATTCGATTTTTTACATCAAACAATTCAGCAACTCCAGTGCTTGGAATGATTGTTGACCGAAATCAAAGTGTTGGAATTGGCTTGACTAATTCAAGCAATTTGTCGGTTAACGCTTCGGCTCGTTTACAGGTAGACTCCACAACTAAAGGATTTCTACCACCCCGAATGACAACAACCCAAAAAAACGCCATCGCATCACCAGCAGAGGGATTGGTTGTTTACGATACAACATTAGGAAAACTTTGTGTGCGTACTGCATCAGCGTGGGAAACTATAACATCTATATAAAAATTATATGAAAGCAATTCAAATTAATACAAGCGTAAACCTAACAAGCGGTTTATCAATCCCATCGGGTTCAATCGTAGTAATTGCCGAAGGTTACGCCGATGTAAAAAGTCAAAAAGACGGAATCATTCCCGCCCAAATCGCAACCTTTGTTTTTGCAAGTGTACAAGCATTGGCAGAAGGCAAAGCCCCGATTCAAGGCATTGAAGATTTTAACACCACTTTTGCAGGGCTTGAGTTAACCGTTGCGGATTACGAAACATTGGCAGCCGAAACCTTGCTCGTAAATGCGGTTGAGAAATCACTTGAAACAATCTATGGAGTCGACAATGTCGATGTAATTGATTTGTAATGCAACACAGCGAATGGGCAAAACCCACCGAAGATGAGGTGAGAGAGTTGGAATACACACAACTTGAGCAGAACAACGGAAACGGAAAAGGCAATTTGTCTACAACCGTACCCATCAATGGCGGTATGTGGGTTGTTCTATTCGCAGTGATTATCTTTGGGCTATTTAGAATTAATAAGAATGAAACACTTACAAAATGATACGACAGCGGGTATCGCAACCGCCATCACTGGATCGAGTGCGCTCATTAATTTTGCCCAAACTTGGCAGCCTGTTGTTTCTTTGGTTGTGGGTTTGGTTGGTATTGTTTCGGGCATTTTTGCAATTCGTTACTATTCGAAAAAAATAAATGGCAAATAACACCGCAACGTTTAAGCCCAAGCCAAAAAAGAAGATTGGCCGTCACACGAAACACGTTAATAAACACAAGTCATGCAAGCCAACAAGAGGCCAAGGCTAAAGTCGTATTTCAAACCGACACCGAAACGTTTTCGTATTCTGGGCGATTCGATTGCAGCGGCTAGTTTGTTTATTGCCGGCTTAAATCTCGACAACCCCAAATTAATGCTCATTTCGGGCATTGCAGGTGCGGCCGGTAAATTCGTAACTAATTTCTTCGGCGATGAAGCCTAAATATTTGCTGTACGCCATCACCGTAGCCGCGTTCATTTTGGCCGCGTACCTATCCAGACCGACCCAGACCGAGACGGTCCGATTCCACCATACCACCTACACAGACACCATTAAATCGCTCGAGCTTAAATATGTCACACTGTACAAAACAAAACGAGAAATTCAAACAAAATACGATACTTTGTACCGTGTTATTTATGGCGATACTAGTTGCCACACCACGCGCGAGCTTCTCACAATGCACAGACAGCTCGACACGCTCGGATATTAACCTATATTTATTGAAGGGAGCCGAAGCACGCGAGCAGCTCAACCTATGCCGCCAATTTCGTGCGGTTGATTCCTCAATCATCGCAACACAGCGCACAGCCATTCAAACACAATCGGACGACCTTGGACATGTTAAGCGTGTAAATAGTTCGTTACGCGTTGCGTGTGTTGTTTTGGCGGTCTTATTTCTCATTGCGTTATGAAAACAAACAACGTCCATACCATTCGAGCCACTGCCAAAAAAATCAAGGTGCTGTTAATATCCGATTTGCACTGGGATAACCCGCATTGCGATCGTGATTTATTGCGGAAACACTTGGACGAAGCCGTTAAGGGCGGTCACGATATTTTAATTAATGGTGACATGTTTTGCCTCATGCAGGGTAAATATGACGGGCGTCGAAGCAAATCAGAGATTCGCCCCGAACATAACAACAGTAGGTATCTAGATTCGGTTGTTGATACGGCGGTTGAATGGTTCGCCCCATACGCGCATAATATCCGCGTTATTGGGTACGGGAACCACGAAACGTCGATTTTGAGACATTGCGAAACGGACGTGATTGAACGGTTTGTTACGTTGTTAAATAACAAGACGGGTGCATCGGTTCAGGTTGGCGGATATGGTGGTTGGGTTATTTATCAACATTGGCGAGGTAGCGTTATTTCCAACGCCTACAAAATAAAATATTTTCATGGTGCAGGTGGTGGCGGACCGGTGACAAAGGGTGCGATTAATTTTAATAGAATGGCCACAATGATTGAGGGCGCAGACGCAATTTGGATGGGACACGTCCACGAATCGACTGAAATCACATATACATTGGAGGGGTTAAATAACCGCAACAATGTTGAATTAAGAGATGTTTTGATGATTAGAACGCCCGCCTACAAAGAGGAATATAATGAAGGAAAAGGAGGATGGCACGTTGAACGAGGCGCACCACCAAAGCCATGCGGAGGGCGTTGGTTGGAGATTTATTTTGAACGTGATAAAATGCGCGATTGGATGCGGGCATTTACCTACAAAACGAATTAACTTTGCACCATGGATGCAATAAACCCAGAGCACTACAAAAAGGGCGGTATTGAATGCGTCGAAGCCATTAAGGCCTCGATGAGCGATTTGGAATTTCAGGGATATTTGAAGGGAAACGTTTTGAAATACATGTGGCGATTCCGTCACAAAAAAGGCGTTGAGGATTTACAAAAGGCTGAATGGTATAACAAACGATTAATCGATGAACTTAAAGCAAATCCCGTTTAATAACTACGTGCGCGAGGAATCCGCAAAGAAACAAATCGTTTTGCACCATACCGCAGGGGGCGGAAAGGGTGAAATCGTTTACCAGGGATGGCAGGCGGACAGAACGCCCGTAGCTACGTGTGTAGCCGTATCCAGGGACGGGGAAATCATCCAGGGTTTTGCGTCTCGTTTTTGGGGGTATCACCTTGGCATGCAGGTTAAGCACTTCGGGAAATTACCCTACAAAAACCTAGACAAACAATCAATCGGCATCGAGCTATGTAATTGGGGGCCGTTGACGTTGAAGGCTGGACAGTATAAAAATTACGTGAACGGGGTGGTCGATGCGGACGAGGTGATCGAGCTCGAATACAAGGGGTTCAAATATTGGCAGAAATACACGGACGATCAAATCGAATCGGTCCGTTTGTTGTTGCTGCATTGGGGGGAAAAATACGGCGTGAACCTGGAATATAACGAGGATATATGGGCGGTATCGCATAGGGCATTAAAGGCCGAATCGGGTGTGTTTACCCACAATTCGTATCGTCCAGACAAGGCCGACATATACCCATACCCGCCGCTGATTGAAATGTTAAAGAATCTCGAACCATAGACCGATTGGCGGTTTCTTTTGACGGGTCAAACGTGCCGATATAATTATCGCCGTTGTGGTAAAAAATAACCGAGCCGTCCCTCAGTATTTCGGTTGCTAAATCATCAGGATAACGGGCGCGCACTTCGTGGATTATCTCCGCTGTGATATAGGCCATTGCTTGGTTCGGGTCCATCCCGATTGGCGCGCTTATCGTTACCATGGTTTCAAATATATGTTATTCGGCGTGAATCAACGCCTCATTTTCGTCTGATAGGACGTATCGCCCGCGTATTGTTTCAATCGTTACCGTGCCGGCCTTTATGGCTTGTTTGGCCTCCTCCCATTTCGGGTGCTCGGGAGTGAGGCTCGTTTTGGCCTTTTCGGGTGGCTTGGGGGCTTGCAAACGAACGCGCAACGCTATGATGGTTTCGCCGAATGCCTTAACCGGGGTCGCGTAGAGTTGAATCCATTTGCCCGCCCAATCCTCGATATACGGAGACCCGAGAGCCTTCTCGATGGTTTTCTGATTGGTGGCGTTAAGAATAAACGGTTTGTGGCCGATTAGGTGGGCGATGTTGGCCTCATCCATTTTGCCGTCAATACCTTTGAAGGTTTCGTGCGTTACCTTCTCGATTCGAACGATTAGATCCTCCCCAGGGTTAAGCGCATAGGCCCCGATAAAGTCAGGATTCGTTAATTTTTTCCAGTGTGTTTTTTGCATGGTGTTTCTCTATTAGTTTTTTTAGTTGGTTGTAGGTTACGTCGTATCGGGATTTATTGATTTCGACAAATCCGTTTTCAATTTCTTTGACGTGCGGGATGTGATATACGTTAAACAGCTCGCGTTTGCCCGTTTTTATGTTGTTCAATTCGATGTACATGGCTACGGCAGAATTAACGTTTTGACCTCGGTGGATTCTGTCAAGCCGTGCCAAATACCTGATTCTTTGCAACGTTTATATGTTTGCAGGTCCGCGCGGTATAATTCGGTCCCACGTTCACGGTCGTATTCCGATAGTTCGTACAGCTCGTTGAGGTACGGCGCGGTTTTCTCAACCGCCCAGAATATGAAACGAGGCGTTACCCCGAAGTTTTGGCGGTAGATCTCCGAGTAAAGCGCGTCCTGTACATGGTATCGGTAATTGATGCAGGAATAGGCGAATTTGCGCTCACTGGCATCGGTTGTGGTTTTCGCATCGATGATGGTGTGCGCTGATTCAACGTGACAGTCCAGTCGGCATTTAACCGGTACGCCGTCAATTTCGCCGTACAATATTTGTTCGGCTTGGTAGCCCGGTTCGATTAACCGCATGTAATCAGGGTTATTTTGGGCGGCTTGGTGGATGCCTTGAACCGTTGCGAGTAGGTCGGCATCGATTTCGAGTTTGCCGGCGTTTTTTTCAAGTTGCTCCGATTTCCATTCTTGATACCTGGATGTGTTGCGCGGACGGGCTCCACCAATTTCGGCAACGATTTCCGCATCGTCAAACACAAAATAGTGATCGCCCATTGTATGCTGTTCGAATAGGTAGCGGTGTGCGGCCGAACCTTCAAACATGGCCTTAGTTTCTTTGCGTGGGTTCCCGTCAAGATATTGGTATTTGAACGATGCGGGGGCCTGACTGATCACATCCAGTTTAGATTTTGTGAGGTGGGTGAGGTCGGCGTGGTATTCCTGAATGGTCATAATTTATCCGCCTCCTGTTCGATGTACGTTCTAACCTTGCCTAACAACGTTTTTACATTGCGGGTTATTTTCTCCGCCTCCGGTGTTTCAAGTTGTGGAATATTGATGCCCGCGATTTGGGTTATCAAAAACGCCAGTTTGTCGCGGTCAGGCGCGAGCAATGCGGCGCGGTCTGATTCGGCTTTCAATCGCTCAGCCTCAGCAGCTGCAGCAGTGGCGGCGCGTGCATCCTCGGCCAATTTCTCGGCGGCTTGTTTCGCCTCGGCGGCTTCGGCGCGCGCCTTCTCGGCCTCCTTTTCGGCAGCTTCGCGGGCGATGCGTTGTTCATCGGCAATTTTGGCGGCCTCGATTCTAGCCTCCTCGGCAGCCTTGGCGGCGGCGGCGCGTGCGGCTATTTTGGTTTGTTCTGATTTGACAAACGTGTCAAATTGTTCGTCTGGCATTTCGCGAATATTCATAAGACCGCCGTCAATATCCATGGCAGCCAATGTTTTTAGGCGCGATTTCATGCGATCATCCAATTTGCGCTCCTCGGCGGCTAGTCGGTCCGCTTCAATTCGGTCGGCTTCGGCCTTTGCAGCCTGGGCGGCTTTGATTTGGTCGATGTAGGCTGTGAACTGATCATCGGACATTTGGCGAATGTTAACAAACACCGTATCGGCCCCGAGTTCGTCGCACAGGTTTTTTCGTTCCAGGTAAACCGCCTCGACGCGTTTTGCCTCCTCGATTTCGTGCCATTTTTCAATCGCTTCGCATCGTTTCTCAAGTGGTTTGCTGGAATTGTCGATGATGTTGTACAGGTTGTCGAATAGACGGCCCTCGATGATAATGGCCTCTTTGCCTTGTTTTTTGATGCGCTCGGCCTCCAAACGATTATCGCGCAGGGCTTTGCGTATGGCCTTGGCCATTTCGCAATCTTCCTTTGATGGATTCTCAGCGGGTAGGATGGAGATTTTGCGCTCCACCTCGTCCATGCGTTTGAAATACGGAACAAAAAGTTGCATCATTTGTGCGCCTTTTGTAGGCTCGATGTTTGATTGCTCAACGATTTGAATCAGTTGGCCGTCGTAGTTTTGTGTGGTTAAATTGCTCATAACGTGTGCAAATTTATACTATATTGATATTATATTTGCAATATGGATAAAAAATATTTTCAGCCATCTGGAATAGTCGCACGTCGTTTGAAGCGGGGCAGCATGATTTTATTTCAAACAAAATTCCAAGGTATCATTTATTTCAAACGTCGCAAATCGTCCAAAACGACATTGCACGCAAAAATCAAAACAACCAACGACGGCAGACAATGGACGCGATCAAATTAATTGAGCAACGTTGCAGGGATAAAAAAACCAACCTGCACAAAATATGCAAGGAGCTCGGATTGAAATCTATGTATTTCAGCCGTTGGAAGCGAAACGAGCCCACCGCGATTAAATACCTTAATGCAGTTAATCAACACCTGGATGGAATCAACTAGCAATTACGACGCGTTCGGTCTGTACGATTCGAACCGCGAAATCGACCAAAAACACGTGCTGTATTTAATGAAGAAAATAAGCCGTAAAAATTTGCTGCACGTGAATCCGATTATCGTTGACGGCGAAATGAATGTGATAGAAGGCCAGCACAGATTGGAGGCCGCCAAACGTTTAGGCGTTCCGATTTGGTTCGTCATGGGCGAGGGTGTGGATAAATCCGACATGTCCGATTTGAACGCGGGCCGTAAAAATTGGAAAATTCTGGATTACGTTAATTTCTGGACCGTAGAAAAACGGAAAGGTTACGACGTGTTGAGTAGATTTATTAACAAATACCCGCACGTTCCAATTAGTTCGTTGGTGGGGCTATTGAGCACATCGGGCCGTTGCGAACGTCGTGAGCTCGAGGAGGGCAAGGTGAACGTGTCGAACGAACGCGAGGCGGAGAGAGTGTTGGAATATTTGAAAGCGTTTCGCGATTTCACCGATTTGGCGTATACGAGTTATTTTATACGGGCCGTTTTGAAAATTGCGCGCATTGAGGGCTACGACCAGGAACGAATGATGCGCAAAATTAAGATGCAGCCGCGCAGCTTGGTGAAATGCGTAGACACGAATCAGTACGTTGATTTATTGGAGGAGATATACAACCACCACGAACGCACCCGGTTGCGGTTCCGTTAATTGTCATCGTATTGTCATAATTTTACACATATTGTAAAAATGTGGAGAACGTGGGTATATTTGCCTCCGTTAAATTATGGCACTAGACATCATATATCTAATTATTGGCACGCCCGTTACCATTGCGGTAGCGTACGGCAGCCACGTTTTACGCTCGAAGCGTAAACCATCAACACCCGAAGCGACACCGTATCAATTTGAGCGGGATCAGTTCGTGCCGGGATTCAACGAAACGGTAAACCACCAGCGCACCGAATTAAAAAGAATGTACCGCGGGGAGGCGTTAAGGTCGTGATTGGATTGGTAATTACTTTGACGGCATTGAATTGCCTATCGATTTGGCGTTATTACAAAATGGAGGGGCGTTTTGTTGAATCAGACAGGGGTAAAACGCGAAAAATTGAAAGCCTACACAATCAATTAAATACCTATTTGGCGGATTTGGACGAGGCAAAATTGGGTAGATTACACGATGCAAGCATACACGCGGACCAATTGCATGCGTCAAGAAACAAGGCGCATCGACAAGAGGAATATATCCAACAATTAAAAAATGAGCTTGGAGCCTACCAACTAGACTCGCTGACAAAGTCCGAATGGCGCAAACAAATTGACGGCCTTCAAAACGAAATCGACGGCCTAAACGTTGACAAATTGCACCTTAAATCTGAGCTTGCAAAATACCGCGCGATTCACGAAAAACGCAAAGCACAAAAGGCCGCCAACATGAGACGATTCAGGGCTAAGCAAAAGGAGGCGAAGGGATGAAACAAGTTATTAAAAACGTATTGGCCTACGCAATTGTTTACACAGTTCTATTAGCCGGTAAAGAACATCTAGGATTCGAAACGGCTGTGCTGTTTGGCTTGGCTCATTTGATGAGTACTCAAATATTGAAGGAGATAGAAAAATGAGAATTATTGAATTAACTAAACATCCAAATTTCGAAAAGGCCTATGTTAATGCAAATACAATCATTAATTATATGCGTTTTAATGGAGTCAATTTTACATGGGTTGTATTTGGGCATGCAGATACCGAAATCAAAGTACACGAAACCCCCGAACAAATCACCGAATTAATTAAAAACGCACCAGAGTTATGAGCACCCACAAAACAGCACCAAGCGTAAACGCGTTTCCAAGGATGTTTGGAAATGACGCGCCCCAAGATGGCCTAACCAAGCGCGAATACTTTGCAGCGGTGGCCTTGCAGGGGATATTGGCCAGAGAAGACAATTTCCCATACAAATCAAAAGACGAATTCTTAAAGTCAATAACGAGCATTTCCGTTGAATTGGCCGACCAACTTATTATCGAACTAAATAAAACAAACTAACACCACATGACTATCGAAATAATTAAAATCAAACTCTACCCAGGCAACACCGCCAAAATTCAATACATAGTCGACAAGGACTACGAGGTGACGGCCGAATGGAAAAAACGAATTGCCCATGAGGATTTCACCAATGCATTGAAGGCCTTAACGCCTTTTCTGTTTGAGTTGTGCGAAATGGGTATTGTTACACATACCGATGCGGAATTTGACAGTATTATATTAAAAGATTACGAATCCACACAAATCGTTTTCGGTGGGAGTGGCGAATCGTACGGGTGTACGCTGGTTGGTAAGAAAACCCTAACCGGCAACCGCGTTTTGAATTTGGTGGCTCCGTTTATTTCGTTTATTGACGATGATAGGTATATGAACGTCGATAAATTGCAAGTTGCAGCCATGAGGGCGTATAACGAGGCGGTTGAGTACATCAACGGCAAAACGGCACCAGATCCGCAATTGGAGCTAGAATTATGACCCGCATCGTCGTAGCCACCGTAAACGGACAGCACAAATTTAGGGTTTATAAATTCCAGCAACTTGTTGCGACATTTGAAACAATGGAGGCCGCGAAGAAATACACCCACCTGGACGAAACAATCAACCTATTCAACAAATTATTCAAATCATTTCAATTCGAGCTATACAGATGCAACACGCAGCTACACACACAATGCAAGACGAAATTACTCGACTTAGGCGAGCTATAACGGCGCAGGACCGCGAGATTATCAGATTAAAAAATATCATCAATTACCGCGCAATTGAAAATAACATAACACCGATGTCAATTGAATGTGTGATGCATCATGTATGTGTATTTTTTAACATGACGGTAGACATGCTAATCGAGCGAAATCGAAAGGGCGAGCGGGTTAAGGCCAGAATGGCGGTTTGTTGGATTTCCCAGCGCAGGTATAATCACACCTACAAATCAATTGGCGTGAAACTGGGACACCGAGACCATTCGACCATCATGAACGCATGCAGCGAGGCGGACGATTTCATACAAACAAACAAATCGTTCTCCAAGCAGGTCGACATGATAATTAACTCAATCGAGCAGGAATTTGCAAGCGACCCGACATTATGAATCTCTACCCATACCAACTTGACGGCGTGCGCATGATCCGCGAGGCATTCACCCGAGTGAAACGTGTTATTTACGTGTTACCAACCTCGGGCGGAAAAACCGTGATCATGTCGCACATCGCGCTCAATGCTATACGCCGAGGTCGGAGGGTTTTAATTTTGGTGCATCGCGTGGAGCTATTGAAGCAAACAGGGCAGAAATTAGCCGCCTCGGGCATTCCGCACGGGTTTATATCGACCGAACACGTGCAGAACGATTTTTGGCCGGTGCAGGTTGCCATGGTTGCAACGATTCGAAACCGGCAAACCGAGCCGTTCAACCTTATTGTCGTTGATGAATGCCACCACACGCCATCATCGACGTATCAGGAGGTTATAGCCAGACACCCCGATGCGTACGTTCTGGGCGTTACGGCGACACCTTGCAGGCTAGACGGCAAAGGATTGGCCGATTGTTTTGATGAAATGGTACAAGGCCCGCAGATCTACGATTTAATCGAATTTGGTTCACTTACTCAGCCCGTAACCTACGCGCCAGCAACGGCGGTCGATTTGAAGGGCGTTCGAACCGTTGCAGGCGATTACGTGAAATCGGAGCTATCCGACGCGATGAGTAAACCCAGCGTGACGGGTTCGGCGATCAAAGAATACATGAAGCACGCCCCTGGCAGACCGTGCGTCGTGTTTTGCGTATCAGTGAAACACGCCGAGCAGGTCGCCGAGGATTTCCGAAATGCTGGATTTCGGGCGGTATCGGTTGACGGCAACACGGACCGAGAGGAGCGCGCCCGAATGATTGCGGGATTGTCTGACGGGGCGGTGCAGGTACTGTGCAGCTGTGATATTATCAGCGAGGGTACAGACGTTCCGGCGATTGAGGTCGGTATATCATTAAGGCCGACGAAATCGTTATCGCTGTATATTCAGCAGATGGGGCGCGTATTGAGGAAGCACCCGGGGAAAACCCGCGCGTTGTTGCTAGATCACGCAGGTAACTGTCATCGGCACGGCGTAATCACGATGCACCGCGATTGGGCGTTGGAACCCGGCAAGGAAGCAAAACGAACCGAATCAATTATCCGTCAGTGTTTGAAGTGTTACGCGGTGTATGAATCAGCGCGAACCGAATGCCCTGAATGCGGAACCGTTCCACCGCCAAAACCGCGCGAAGTGGTTAAGGTTGCAGGCGAATTGGTACCGGTTAAGCAGGCCGACCAAGCCAAGGAAGCAGCCCGCAAAGAGTTGTGGGGTCGCAAAACGTTTGATGAATGGGTGGCGATTGCGCGGAAACGGGGTTACAAGACGGGGTGGGCTCGGTTTAGATATGATGCACAGGAGGCGCGATACGCACCGAAAACAACGGGCGAGATAATAGACGCGGGACACGTTGGGGACGGCTCGATTTGGGTTGCGTACAGCGGTGAGCCCAGTGTTGATAGTTTGATTGAAAGGGCTCGATTGGTTGCGCCGGTTAAAGGCGTTTTGATGAGTAGGGAGAGTAATATGGTGACGATACGATGAAACTGGATTTGAAAGGCTACACGCCAAAACAATACGCGATTTTGATATTGCGGGATGACATGAGAAAGACCCAGCGAGAAATTGCCCGTCGCATGGGAATGAGTGAATCGGGCGTAAAACATGTAATTGATAAAAAACGATGAAAAAAACAATATTATTCACCTTGGCGGTCGGAATGATCGCTGGGTGTAGCGAATCTAACGGCCATGAAAGTAAATGGCCCGGAACAATACCAAAGGATGCCTTTGTATTAGAAGCGTATAGTTTTGAAGGTCATAAATACATAACATACATAAATGGCGGTTTGGCTCATTCTGAATCGTGTGAGTGCAAAAATAAAGGAGGTGAGCAATGAACGACAATAAACAACAAACGGCAGTAGAGTGGTTCATTGAAGAACTTGAATACAAGGGAGATTTGCGAGAAACTCCATCAATTAGAAACATTCAATTAAACATTGATACATCTGATTATATGGAATTGAAACAACAAGCCAAAGAAATGGAGAAAGAGCAAAGGTCAGTTGAGATACAAAAGTTTATAGATAAAGTCAACGAAAAAATTGACAGAGAATTAGGATGGTGTGGAGGGCCTAGGAATAAATCTTTTGAAATGGAAAATTGGAGAAAAGCTTATGCAAATGTGCGTAAATGGATGCAGAACTTAAATAAAGAATTTCAACAAACCTACGGAGGAGATAACCAATGAGTAAGTATCAACAACAAATTATTGAAGCCCTAAAAAATGGCGCAAAACTTCAATGTACCGAAGGCACAAATTGGCGTGCTTGGCTAAAATACCCACACGGAGAAATTAAATATGTTCGTAGAGATTCTGCCAATAAAGTATGTCAGCAATATTCAGATATATTAATATTTGGTAAATATGAAGGTATTAGTTATAAGTTAAAAAATAAAAACGAAACCTACGGAGGAGGTGAGCAATGAAAATAAAATTTGAAACATTTGAAAATATCATCGAATTTTTGCCGGCAATTTATTGTTGTAAACAATCCTACCGAGAAAGATTTGGAAAAGGCGTCGTGGTATTGGCTTGGCTTAAATGGGGTGTTATAATTTATAAGAAACCGAAAAAATGACAAACGAAACTAACATACAACACAAAATCATGCTAGCCGCCTCGCGCGTTCCAGGTGTGCGATTATTTCGAAATAATACGGGATTTGATAAAACGGCCAAGGTGAGATACGGCCTATGTGTCGGTAGCTCCGATTTAATCGGATGGAAAACAATCGAAATAACCCCGCATCACGTCGGGCAGAAAATCGCGGTCTTTGTCGCATTGGAGGTTAAAACTCCAACAGGTAGACCGACTACTGAACAGTTAAATTTTATCGACGTGGTTGATTCCGCTGGGGGTCATTCGGGTATAGTGCGTTCGGAGGAGGACGCTGTAAATTTGCTAAAATGAAGCCGTTTAATCTAGAACAAGCGTTGAAGGGTAAGCCCGTAGTGACGCGGGATGGGCGGAAAATTGAGCGCGTTTGGTTGGATATAGATTTAGACGAATCGTATTCGGTTTACGCTATGGTCCCTTTGTTATCTTCACCAACGGAAAAAAATCAGCGTACTTTTACGCGTGATGGAATGTACTATAACGACGGAATGAAATCGGGGCACGACCTATTCATGGCAGGCCGTTCATGGCCATCAATAACACCGCATCCACGCGCGATACTTTTCGCCACCGCATTCGTCCAGGTCTTGTTGGTTTCGCTCAACACGATACTACTCGCCCACAAACAAATCGCGTCATCCATCGCGGTTGCGGGTTTGATTAGCTACGTTTGGACGTTCAACGTGAAGCGGGCCGCGTTTGGTTCGCATTGGGATAAAATAATTTATTCGCTCGGCGCCGCTTGTGGTTCGGGTGTTGGGATTTATCTTGCGGGGCTGATATTATGACCGATTACGCCACACTTAAATCGACCCACAACATCGTCGACATCGTTTCCCGTCGCGTTCAACTCACCCCGAAAGGATCAGAACTCGTCGGCCTATGTCCGTTTCACAACGATACCAAAAAATCCCTTCAGGTGAACCAAGCCAAACAAATATTTAAATGTTTCGCGTGCGACCAAGGGGGGGATATGTTCGATTGGTTCAAGGCACTCGGGGCGGATTACCGCGTTGAACTCGGCATCCAAGAACAACCAAAACGCGACCCATCCGAACGGCCCGTACTCAACGGGAAATGGTACTATCACGACCAAACAGGGCAGGTCATCGCCGAGGTGCATCGCTTCGATTATTCGGACGGCTCCAAGGACGTCAAACCATTTACAAACGGACGGTATGGGCTGCCAAAAGGTCAACGGACGCTGTACAACCTCCCCGGCATAATCCAAGCCGATCACGTTTATATCGTTGAAGGTGAAAAAGCAGCCGAGGCCGCCAAACTTATTAACCCCGCAACAACAACGTGGCTTGGAGGCGCATCGGCCGTTAATAAATCAGATTGGACACCGTTGCAGGGTAAACGCGTGACCTTGTGGCCAGACAACGACGACCCAGGTCGTAAGGCTATGCTCCAGGTGGCCGAAATACTTACCGACCTATCCTGTACGCTCGACATGATTGTTTGGCCCGAGGGGACACCGCCCAAACAAGACGCCGCAGACCATCCATATACTATCGAATGGGTCGAACAACACGCTAAACCAATCGAGGCGGATGCGCCGTTCGTTCAACTTGGGTTTGTGAACGAATCAGGGCTAAAACATATTTTCTACTCCAAGGGGTCGCGCACCATCATTTCGCTCGCATCATCATCGCTGAGCAAATCAAACCTGCCTGAACTCGCGCCGCTTCGGTATTGGCTCGATAAATACCCCACCAAACAAGGGTATAACCACGATCAAGCCGTGGACGACCTAATACAGGCATCCAAAAAAATCGGGATATTTAACCCCAACATCATACGGGGTCGAGGCGCATGGGTTGACGGTACAAACGTGGTAATCCATAACGGTTCGTCGTTAATTGTGAACGGTCGCGCGTTACCATTGGAACAGCAGTCCTCGCGGTATTTATACGAATTATCGCCCCCGCTTGGTATGAACGTAGCCAACCCGATGCCCGACGAGGAATCCGAATTAATCGCGGAATTCATATCCGGACTATCGTTTTCGCGCGAGGTCGACGCCCATCTCCTTGCGGGTTGGTGCGTCGTTGCTCCCGTATGTGGCGCGCTATCATGGCGGCCTCATATATGGCTAACGGGTGCAGCGGGTACGGGCAAATCGTGGGTGTTTCAAAACGTGGTTAGGTCCATGCTTGGGGCGTGTTCGTTATCCGTTCAAGGTGAAACATCGGAGGCGGGTTTACGTCAGTCGCTTGGACATGATGCGATACCGGTCGTGTTCGATGAGGCGGAGGGCGAAGATAAACGGAATCAGGATCGTATGCAGGCCGTCATGGCGTTGATGCGTGCAGCATCGGCCGAGGATGGTGGGGTGATGGCGAAGGGTACGTCATCGGGTACGGCTAAAACGTATCGAATTAGGTCATGTTTCGCCTTCGCATCCATCGCCGTACAGGTCCACCAACAGTCAGACCGTACACGTGTGACGGTGCTGACATTATCCAGACCAAACACAACCAAGCAGCAATGGGAGGAAAAACGGCGTTATTTCACCAAGACGTTTACGCCTGATTACGTTCAACGCTTGCAGGCTCGGACGGTTAAATTACTCCCTACAATCCTAGCCAACACCAAAACGTTTGCGCGGGTTATTGCCGAGGAACTGGGCGAGCAGCGTTTGGGCGATCAGCTAGCCCCAATGTTTGCCGGTCGTGTGTCACTGATTACATCGGACCTATTAACCGAATCAGAGGCGCGTGAGCTATTCCGTGGGTATGAGTTTGAAGATGAACGTTCACTCATGGACACCAAAGACGAAATCGCGTGTTTAAAATACCTTATGGAACAGCAGGTTGTTGTACATAATCGAGATGATCGCGCGATGAATGTCACCGTGTCTGAGCTTATTCAAGCGGTTCAAAACGTGGAGGGCGGTGTATCGGTTACATCTATGACTGCAGCAGAGGTGTTGAGCCGATGCGGGTTGAAAATCGAACACGACGTTGTTTTAATATCCAACACCGCACTATGGGTTAAAAACGCGCTGAAAGATACGCAATGGGCTAAGAACCATAGTAGGATATTAATTCGGATTCCTGGTGCAGCTGCCGCGCCGTCCATGCGATTTGCAGGAGGATTGGTGAGTAGGGCTGTGCAGATTCCGTTGAATGTTTTATATTTGCAATAGAGTGTGGTGCTCTAGGTTTGACAGATTTGGCGGATTTATTCCGCCTTTTTTGTTATACGCGTTCAAACATGGAGCGATGCGGACAGTTGCGCAGGCGGTACAGTTCGGTTGAATATGGGTAACGCTCGGCCTCGCATGCTGTTTTTAAGTCGGGGTATTCAATGCAGGTGAATAAGCTTCGAACGGGGTAGGCTCGCCTTGTTTCTGATTTATACAGATTGTCGGCTCGATTGTTTGTTGTGTCTCCGTCTAAGTGTATGACGTAATCGGATGGGCTTAATTTACCCACGAACAACTCATAAACGAGTCGCGAAATGTAGTGCGGTTTGGGCAACGTCAAGAAAAAAGGCAAGCCATACACCCCAAAGTTAACCAAAACGGGAACGCATTTCATTAACTTAAACACCAAACCGCACT